ATATCTAACTGACCCTTACGTTTATGGAACCCCTCAAAGTTATCAGTACTACTTATCTGGTTTGTTGCTTCATACATCTTTTCTACATCTTCTATTAGATCTTTCCACCCTTTAGAAGACATCGTACTAAATCGTTCTTCATAATAATCTTGCAATTCTCTATCCAAACTATTGCACCTTTTCTAAAAATGTGTTATAATAGCTCTACTTATATAATGATTATACCATAAGATTATTTAAAAGTCAAGGATTATTTTTATTATTCATTTGCATCTTGACAATCTCTCTATTTTGTGCACTATCTACTGCTTTTAGATTAATAGTTTTCTCTTTTAGTAGGAGATCAGCAACTTTAACACGACGTTCAAACTCTCTATCGTCACCTTGACCTGCATCTAGGTTAGTAGATAGAGCTGCAACTAGTTTAGCTTTTACTACTTCTGGTTCTAGTTGTGTTTCAACTGCTATTTGTTGAGCTTCTGCTTGTTGTTTGCCTGCTTTAGTATTAAGATCTGCAGTTTGTGCTGCCACTAGACCCATTTGTAGCTGTGCTTGCTGCATTTGCATCTGTTGTGCCTGTGGATCTGGTTGTTGTGCTTGAGCTAACTGCTGTAATAGCTGAGTTTTGTTAGCTAAGTTAGAAGTTTCTAGGACACCTTGCATTAAAATAGGAACTAGAGGACTATCTGGACCTAGAGTTTTCATTAGGTTGATAAATTGTTGCTGTTCTACCTCACGAGCAAGCATACCTAGTGTAGAACTAGGGATAAACTTCCAATCTTGTGTCTTAAAGTGCTCAGGATCAAACTGCATGAACCTCCAAGCTGCTTTCTCAATGAAAGGGATAAGGAAACTGTCTTGGAAATTGACCAAAGTACGTTTGTTTTTCTTAATAATAGCAGAAAGAGCGAACGACATATTAGCACCTTCAGGCTGAGTCTGCATTGCTGCAGTATCCATAGTACCTGTAGCTTGTAATAACATCTGTTCGAACTGCTGTGCTGTCTGAATGTTAGCACCATCTACTGAACCAAACTTAAATGGCATCAAGATTTCTTGAGGATTACCATTAGTAAGAATAGTTTTACCTGGACGTACTTCAAACTTACTACCACGAGGTAGACGAGTAGCGTCCATAGCCATCATAGGCACGGTTGCAAGGGCTAAACTATCTAAGTGGCTACGTAGTTGTGCATCGATAGCCTTCTGCATGTTGTAGCCCTTCTCTGCAACGCCACGACCCCAGAAACGATTAGGGATAGTATCATCTTGATAAGCAACTACAGGACGATCTTTCATCATGTAAGGAGTTTTCTCTGCTTTTAGAAGAGAGTGTTCATTAGCAATTACTACTACTGCTTCTACTAGATCACCATACTCTTCCATTAACTCACTTACTTCACCAGACTCATCCTCATCACCAAATAAACTAACAATATCTCCATCTTCTTTAAGAGCAGATTCTAGTAGATTTTTAGGAACTAGACCGTAGTAACGTAGTACTCGGATCTTATCATCATTATACTCTGTATCAATAAAACTAACTTCTAGATCACTGTCTGGAGTAGAGTCATCACCTAAGTCTTTTACATCACGGTAGATACCTTGATTGATAGCTTGTGCTACAGAATGTGCTGATACAAACTCTTCAATAGCCACACCCATAGCATCTTCAATAGAAGTAGCATTAGGATCTATAAGGAAGTTCTGAGGATTGATTGGACGTAGAGCTACTCGTACTTTCTCTACTTCTTGTACACCAATTGCAGATACATCTAAACCTTCAATAGGTTGTGTAGTAGGATAGACCTCTTTAGTCTTCTTAACAGTAATCTCACCAATACCCGTACCATAGATAGAAGCTAGAAGAATTACATCACCAACTGCTTTGCGTACTTTATTCTTCTTGAAACATTCCTTCATGTAGCGTTTCATGTACTCTACATCTGCAGGATTCTGGTCTTCCATGTCATCATCTATATCAAATAGATAGTCACCTTGACCAAAGACTGCTTCTTCTATCTCTGCTGTGTGGTTCTCAATAGCTTGTTGTAGTGCAGGAGAAGTAATACGACTACGCTCTGATTCCCTTACTTTGTCTTCAGCAGCCCAAATACCACGCCATAGACGTTCGTATTCTTTCCAATCAGATAGATAATTATCATCTCGATGATCTCGCCATTCGGAAACACTATCGTTAATCCAATCTACTAGTTTATTAGAACTCATTTAACTATTTCCTTTTTTAAAATCCACTAACCATATCAAGAGGTTCGTACTGCTCTTCACTGTCATAATCATGAAAGTATTCTACTATCTGTATCTGATCTATGTATGCTACTGCATCTATCAAGTCATCGTGCAACTGGGAGTTAGGGAAGTTGACTAACTGGTCAATGAACTCATTGTTCCAAGCTCCATAGTTTAACGAGACCTTTCCGTGTTCAAAGCGACCTTGGAGAGCCCAGACAATTCGATCTGTTTTCTTTTGATTACCATGAGTAACGTCATCAATCCTAAAGTAGTGATTGTGCCTACGCATAAGGTCAGTAAGGTAAGGTAATGCTGCATTCTTTAGACTCCCTTTTTCAATTCCAACTGCAACAGGTTCATACTTAACAACTGCAGACATTATCTGAGAACAAGTCTCTTTAATATCCCACCTACCATGTAATACATCTGCTATCCACCAACCACCATCGTGTACCTTGACTACAGCAATAGCTGTCTCATCTAGTTTTTTATTCTTATTACCAGACTCTTTATCCACATTGATAAAGCCAGCCAAGTCAACAGCAACGAAATAACGACCTTCACTAGGTTCTTCTTCATCTATGTGTACCCACTCTTCTTTAAATAAATCTCGTGATGCAGCTTCAAACGAAGCCATAAACTCTTGTCTAAACGCAAAGCTAGACATAGATAACTTAGCTGCTTCTATCTCTTCTTTAGGTAGAAGAGGATTATCGTAGGATGTATAGTGGAATGATTTCCAATCCTGGTCCTTCTCTCCCTCACTGTATTTAAACAGTTCATAGAAGTGGTTCCTACCTTTAGGAGTACCAATAAACAGAGCACCACCTCGAACGTCTGCTAGAGCTGGTCTTAAGATCTGTTCGAATACCTGAGGTTTCATGTCAGCGTATTCATCGATTACTACATACGCTAAACCTACACCCCGAAGAGTATCTGGTCTATCTGAACCCTTGAGATAAATCTTACGTCCATTCACAAGAGTCAACACCGAAGTGTTCTCGTGGGCAGATGCTGTCACATCTCGTGCTATCTCTTTAAGAAGAGACCAGAGAATATCTCTTGCTTGCTGATAAGTAGGTGCTACATAGAACACATCCTTTTCAGTACTCTTTAGTGCCTCAATAATCAAGGTCCAAGCTGCTAGACGAGACTTACCAAAGCGTCGACCTGCTGCTACTACTTTGAATCTGTGTGGATCGTTGAATATCTCTAATTGTTTATCGTGTAACTTAACCTGTAGATTTGCCATAGATTAGAAGGAGAATCCACCCTGTAACATAAGTTCATAACCTTTAGGAGTTAATCTACCAGAAGCATCTACAAAGCCATTGTCTGAGAGTTGTCTGTGGAACTGACCATAGACTTCAGGAGTCTTAGAGTTACCATCATAACCAAAGCCAGCACTCATACTATTACTTCTATCTACCATAGGTATTTCAAAAGAAGTGTCTAGAGATTTATCTGTAGCATTCACTCGGAATCCATCTCCTTGATAACTACCATAGTAATTACCTTTAGTATCAGTTCCCATATTATAGGGACCAGTTGCATAGTTTATATTATTTATACCAGCTGTAGTACCAGAAGCAGATAACTCACCCTCAGGTGTATAGTAAGAACCTCTAAGATTAGTAGGACCGCCTATTTGCTTAGAAGCACCCACTGAACCATATTGTCCATCGTATGAGACATCTCCTTGTAGAACTCTAGAAGTAAGATCTCCTAAAAGAGAAAGAGACATACTTCCTAGTTTCTTAGAAAGATTTACAGGTCCTGAAGGTACTAGACCATACTGAGTGAAGCCGTTACTTTCATCCATTCTCTATCTCTTCCTCTTCTACGTATTCTGCTTCAATCGGTTCGTCTTCATTTTCTTTTATACCTACTTCACCTACGCCCATGATCTGAATAGTAATCCCTTTGTTACCCTTATTCTCTTTCTCAAAATAAGATGTAGGGATCATACGATCTATAAGCAGTTTGAGACAAGCCATCTGATCAGAGTCGTTGTCATCTAAAGCTTTATCCATTACTTTCTTTACTACAAGAGTACTCTTACCTGTAAGCATCGCAGCAAGGATCTCTTGCGACTTAGCCTTAGTCTTCTCTGGTAGAATAGCAGGTGGAGTGTAGTCCCTTTTAGGGGGAGCAACCTTAACGGTTAACCCAAGAGCAGCTCTAATCTTGTTAGTCTCCTCTCTACTTCTCCTACCCTTGCGCCTAGCCTTCGGCTTCGGCTCAGTAAACTGACTCTCTAAATTTTGATTAGTTGTTTCCAGGTTTAGACCTCTTGCGTTTTACTTCTTTATCTGCATTCGCTTTAGCCGAGATGACTCGTACGTTAGACTTCTTAGTAGAACCACCTGAGTCCAAAGGTTTCTTGTGATCAGCTTGACGAGAGTCTCCTACTTTAAGTCCAGCTTCTTTACGAGCCTTATTACGAGCAGCACGGTCTTTAACACGCTTCTTACTTTGTTCGTGTTCCCAGTCTAACTCTTTTTTATAATCTCGTTTGCCGTTCGTCATGTATGGCATGTCTCTCGCTCCGCTCGATCCACTAAAGAGTGGACAATAATTTACTAACTATGTAATCATTATAACACAGAAGAAACTAAAAGTCAAGCAAATTATGCTCACTGCGTTCGCAATTTAAGAAGAAAGATTTATTTTAAGATTTTGCTATGTCGGATATTGACTTTTATAGAAAAATATGCTATAATAGTACTATATAGTAAACACAAAGTAAAACAAATACTAAAATCTAGTATTTAGAATTAGAGTTACTTTGAGTAATGTCTCAGATCTATATAGTCTTGTATACGCCCTCCTTTGTTCGTTAGAATCCCTTCTCTTCTGGATAGTCCAATTTAGCCTTTGTTGTGTCTAAGTAGGTACATCATAATAAATCTTGTTAATGCACATGACACCCCCCCTATCTAGTTCTATGTAGCACTCTGTCTTACCTTCGGTAAGTTAAAGACAGAAGTGTTTGACCTATGTGTAGTATACGATGTAGTATCTATGTAGTATACTCATACTCTATCTCTTATACTCCTTATGTTCTAAAACCTTTTATGTTAATTCGAATTATTGTCTTGACGATACAATATGCCATAACAAAGTGACGAGTGGATGTGTGTAATGTGG